TCTGGCGTTGATCCCAAAAGTCCGGCACAGTACATTGACAGCGAAGATGCAGCTGTCTTGGTCTATGGTACTGTGAAAGGGAGGAACACATACCACTCCAACGTTATTGAAACACCCATTTCCAAGGCTGTAGAGGAAGTCACTGGTGTGAGCAATAAGTGGGGTGCTCCAAAATTCAAGAAACCCATCATGAGAGCCGATGGGTCAATTGACAACCAAACATACAGGCCATGGTTCGAGTCCTTGGATGTATTCAGCAAACCATCGATCGGGTTTGATCCCGCTCACGTACAGGATGCGATGGATGACTATATGACAGGTATTGAGGAAGTCTTCTATGGCATGGAGGCTATGTGGAAAGAGGAGATCCGTCCTCTCTCCCGTCTTGAGGTTGTTTCTGGAATTGATGGAAAGAGGTTCATTGACAGTATGAACTCTTCCACTTCTATGGGATATTACACTAAAGGTAAGAAGAGCGAGTATCTAATTGACCTGCCTCCCACAGCAGATCATGCGTGCCCTCGTACTTTCACACCTGAAGTGTGGGAGAGCTATGAAGAAGCAATGTCTCACCTTGACCAAGGTGAATATGCCAATCTCATCTTCAACTCAGCTCTCAAAGATGAAGCTACCAGGCTCGATAAGGATAAGGTAAGAGTTTTCCAAGCTGCTAAGGTGGAATTGCAGATTGGCATTAGGACCTATTTCTTGCCTGTAGCACGCTTCCTATCAGCTAACCCGTTGGTAGCAGAGTGTGCAGTTGGAATCAATAGCCATGGTCCTGAGTGGCATGAAATGAGCGAATTCATGGCCGAACATGGTATTGATAGAATTATTGCTGGTGATTACTCGAAGTACGACTTGAGGATGGCCCAGCAATTGGTGATCGCAGCAATGCGAATTATGATTAAGATTGCCCAGATGTCAGGCAATTATAGTCAGAAGGAAATTAAGCGAATGGAGGGTTTGGCTTTCGAAGTCTGCTCTCCACTCGTGGCATTCAATGGTACACTTATGCGCTTTCTGGGCACCAACCCCTCAGGCCATAACATGACAGTGTACGTCAACTCAATTGTCAATTCCCTCTTGCATCGTTTGGCCTTTAACGATGTATATGATGCTGAGCGTCGCGCGCAACTCGGAAAAGATATGGGCCTTAACAGACCCCTTCGATTCCGTGATGTTGTATCCCTAATGACCTATGGGGATGATGCACGTGGTTCAGTGATGGATGGATTTGATGACTTCAATCACATCTCAATGGCGAATTTCTTGGCGAAGAATGATATGAAATTTACCATGCCGGATAAGGAGTCAACACCTGTGAAGTTCATGAACAGATACGAGGCTGATTTTCTTAAAAGAAAAGATGCATTCAATCCGGATCTGGGAGTGATGGTTGGACAACTTGATGAAGACAGCATCTTCAAGTCGCTTCACAGCATTATGAAGTCAAAGGTGGTAGGACCACTGGAAGTCTCAAGGATGAATATGGAAGGAGCCCTCAGGGAGTGGTTCTTCTATGGACGCAAACACTATGATATGAGACGTGAACAGATTCAGAAAATCGCAAGGAAAGTTGGAGTTGTAAGCGATGATTTTGAATTGACCTATGACGAGAGAGTTGAAATGTGGAAGCAAAAGTATGAACCTCAAAGTGGTGAATTGCCCTGTCCAGGTGTGACCGACATGATGAACCCAAGACATGTCATCTACAAGGGCGAAAAGGCTAATAAGAATCTGAGATACACAGTTGTCGAAGTTTCTGCGTGGTCTGATGATAAATTGAGGGAGAAATACGTTTACAGTAAGGCCCTAGGAACTGCTGGGTCACGCGTTTACTGTAAAGCTATCGAATTGATTCAGGAATTCAGAGGTACCATTCCTCTGGATGTATGGGAGATGTCTTACCCTTCTTTGAGTACTATGGAGGAAACAGAAGGTGTACGCACGGAAGAAGAGTTAATGGAAGACGTTAAAAGTGTGCTGGGCGCACCTTTGGCGGAGGAATATGTGATTATTCATGACTCTTTTGGAAAAGGAGATCTTCTATATGTGTCGGGAACAACGTTCCTGGTAATTGAGTGTAAGAGAGTGGTTGGGAGGCATCCCTCTTTTGCCGAAAAGGTCGTCAAACAGGCATTGAGATATGGTCGGGTTATCAAGACACTGTGGCCCAAGTACACCGTTTACTCAATGACCTTCACCGAACATGGTTTCGAAGTGGTTGATGTGCAAGGAGACATCACATTTCCTGAGCGTTTTGCAGATGTCCTGGACATTGCAAAAATTCACTGGGCTTAAGGCCTAAAACCCCCAGCTATGGGTAAATAGTCGGATGCGCTTAGCTCGGTGTAGACGTGAGTTCCAAGGAACAACCAAAGAGCAGCTCGCTGCTGATTACGGGTGTATAACTATGGTTTAACATTACCATGGCTGCAGACCGCTCAGCGAGTTACAATGACGCGAACATGCGAGTATCTTTTTAGGTACAGAGGTTCATAGCCCCTCAAAAGAAAATGTGAATAGGCGAGCAAACTGATGCACTTTCTCGACCCTTATCCAACAAAACCGCATTAGTAAAATATATACACTATTTTCAGAGCCCAGGGTCTCTAAAACCTTGGAAAACATCACAGGATATTTCTATGACATCATCGATCAAGCATGGACTGAAGCTTTCCCTGAGGAAGTCTTAGAATATACACCACAAAGCGGCGCCCTCGGTACCATCCAAGAAGAGGGTGTCGCGGATCTTTCGGAGGAAATCACCAATTTCCAAGAACAGAATCCAGGATGGACTACGTCCATCGGAGCAGGAAGTGATCCGACTATGAACTTGGGTAACAACTCAGACTCAGCATTAGGTTCGTTTCTCGGGCGACCAACCCGAGTTGCTGAGGTCCCCTGGTCTGTCGGTCAGCCTCTCTTTTACAAGTTCAATCCCTGGGCACTTTTCCTTAACGACGCACGCGTCGCGGAGAAGATTGCCCATTTTGAGCTTTACAGAAGTAAGTTACACGTCAAAATGGTTATATCTGGCACTGGCTTTCACTACGGCCGTGCTCTGGCTTCTTATAATCCTTACACGGGTTTTGACGAAGTAACGGTTCAACGTAACTTTCTGCAGGCTGATCTCGTACAAGCTTCGCAGAAACCTCACTTCTTCCTGAACCCAACCACAAATTCAGGAGGACAGTTGGACCTCCCTTTCTTTTGGCATGAAAATTACCTGTCTCTCAGTTCCACTAGTAGAAACGATATGGGCGAGATCACCATCAAGTCCTTCGGTAATCTACAACATGCTAATGGTGGCGATGATCCAGTAACTGTCACCATCTACGTCTGGGCCTCAGATGTTGTGCTAACCATGCCAACTTCAGAGAATGCACTTACAGCTGCCAACTATACACCTCAGTCAGGCAGACTTAACTCAGGCGATGAATATGGAAAGGGAATCATTTCCGCTCCAGCCTCTGCAATTGCACAAGCAGCGGGGGCATTAAAATCTGTACCTACTATCGCTCCATACGCAAGGGCGACAGAAATGGTGGCGAAGGGTGTCGGAGACCTTGCCGCTCACTGGGGGTATTCAAGACCTCCTATCGTTGCAGATATTGTGCAACAAAAACCTCTCCCTGCCGGTAATCTCGCAAATACCGACGCAGCGGAC